AAATACATTCTTTCGTGCAAGACACGTTGTAAGAGGCGATCTTGATACAAAAGTTGGCATGGCTTTCCATATTACACTTAGTAGTATTAAGAAGGCATGGTCAGACTTTGATGGCTCTCATGTTGTGTTCTGCTTAGAAGGACGCAGTTGGCGTAAAGATTTTTATGAGCCTTACAAGAGAAATAGAAGTGAAGCTCGTGCCGCACAGACACAGGCACAACAAGATGAAGATACAGTGTTTTGGGAAATGTTTGATGAGTGGAAAGACTTTGTAGCTACAAAGACAAACTGCTCTGTATTACATCATCCTGAACTAGAAGCTGATGATCTTATTGCAGGTTGGATACAAGCACACCCTAACGATAATCATGTTATTATTAGTACTGATGGTGACTTTGCACAACTTATTGCACCTAATGTACGTCAATATAACGGTGTTAGCAACACTACAATTACACACCAAGGCTATTATGACGACAAAGGTAACCCTGTAGTTGACAAGAAAACAAAAGAAGAAAAACCTGCTCCTAATCCTGAATTTATGTTATTTGAGAAATGTATGAGAGGCGATACTAGTGATAATGTGTTTTCTGCATATCCAGGTGTACGTAAGAAAGGCACTAAGAACAAAGTAGGACTGATTGAAGCATTTGCTGACAAAGATACAAAAGGTTTTAATTGGAACAATATGATGTTGCAACGTTGGGTGGATCACGAAGGTGTTGAGCATCGTGTGTTAGATGACTACACAAGAAATGTTACGTTATGTGATTTGACTGCTCAGCCTGAGCATATAAAAACTGAAATAAATAATACTATTCAAACTGCTACTAGCAAAAATATTTCCCAAGTTGGTATGAGACTTATGAAGTTTTGTGCTCGTTGGGACTTACAACGGATTGCCGATAATGCGGCGCAATTTTCCGAACCATTACAAGCGAGGTATAAGGTGTGACTTTAAAAGCAAAACCTATTTTAGAAAACAAATTTTGGATTGTAGAACAAGAAGGTGTGCGTATTGGCACATTAGCTAAAGAGGAAGAAGGATTTGTAGTAAGTGCAAAAGGTAAAATTGATTTTTACAAAAGCGAAAGACAACTAAAAAACAAATTAGGTAAAAATCTTTTTGCGGCAAGTGTTGCAGATCCTGAAAATAATGATAAAGAAGTTCACGGTTATCCTACAAGGTCTATTCCGTTTAATAGTATGTTTGATTTACAAAGTAAATTACCATTATTCACCAAAAGTAAAAAATCAAAAAGTTTGTATTGTGCAGGATATTATTTGGTTAGATTTAACATAAATTGGCTAAAGAGCTTCTGTCCTAAACTTATAACTTTACAAAGAAATGAATATATGGGTCCATTCAAAACTCAACTAGAAATGAAAGCGGCCTTAAGCAATGTCAATAGAACCATTAAATACCAGTAGTATACAACAATTTATCCAGCAAGTAAAATCTGCAGAGTCTAGCAGAGCTAGAGAATTAAGACTTGATATAAACACAGCAAAAAATTTAGCATTTACACTTGGTATTGTAATGGCAAGATTAAATGGTGATTTGGAAAAGTTTGTAAAAGAAAATTCAAGTGGCAATATAGAAGATATAGAAGTTGTTTTTGGTGCTGATTCTGACTGGAAATAATACCAGTTAATAAAAAAAAGAGATAAATATATGCGTATATAATTAAAGGATGCGCATATGAGTAGACCAAAGCCAAATGTATTATTAGAATTCACTAATAATGTTACTTATAAGTGTGAACAAGTATTAGAAGCAGATGCTATTTGGGCTGTTTTTTACAAAAACAAACCATTTAATCTAAAAAGCAGTAACTCTCTAACAAACTATCCTGGACCAAAATACAAGAAAACAAGTTTTTCAAATCCCGGACACGCTCACAACTTGGCAAAAAAATTAAATGAAATGTTCAAAACCGACGAGTTTTCAGTTGTAAAACTAGTTGAGGGTGAACAAATCAACTAATGTCAAACAAGACAACTTTTACCAAAATATTTTTAAAAGAATTAGGAAAAACATACAACGATATTTCTGTCCAAGAACATATTCATAGATGGTGGTATAATACAAGAAACAAAGATGTAGGTGGCTTAAGGCTTACTGAAGAAGGTTACGAAGTAGTAAAAGAAAGTGGTATAGCTACATATGACATACCTTATCCGCGTGATATGCCTATGACAACAAATGTCATAATTTTTTTAGACCAATTTATAGATTGTCCTTATTACCTTACAAATAGAAGTATAACTGTTACTAACGAAAAGAAAGCTGTAGAACTTACATTATTCAGTGGTGATCTAAGAAAATATGGTTTAACAAAAGCTATGAATAGATCAAAAAAAGATTAAAAAAAAGGTTGACCTTATACAATTATAGTGTATATTAATAATATAAGCACTGATTAAAAAAACATAAGGAATATGTAAATGGACACAACGACACGAAAAGTAGGCCCGAATCGCGCAAAGAAATCTATTCTACGTGCATTCAAAAAGAAACGACCAGTTTTTTTATGGGGGCCTCCAGGTATTGGTAAATCTGACATTATTGCACAAATTACACGTAGTTTGGGTAATTCACATTTAATTGACATTAGATTGTCATTATGGGAACCAACAGATATCAAAGGTATTCCATATTTTGATTCTAATCAAGGCAAAATGGTATGGGGCGCACCATCGGAATTGCCTGACGAAGAACTTGCAAGTAAATACGATCATATTGTAGTTTTCTTCGACGAACTTAACTCTGCTCCTCCGGCAGTACAAGCGGCGGCTTATCAGCTTATCCTAAATAGAGGTGTTGGACAATACAAATTACCTGATAATGTAATTATTGTTGCGGCAGGTAATAGAGAAGCTGACAAAGGTGTTACATATAGAATGCCTGCGCCGTTGGCAAATAGATTTGTACACTTAGAACTAGACGTTGTTTTTGATGATTGGTTCGAGTGGGCAGTTGATAACAAACAACACAAAGACGTAGTAGGTTATTTGCAATTTGCAAAACAAGACTTATACGACTTTGATCCGAAATCTCCATCAAGATCATTTGCAACACCACGTAGTTGGTCTTTTGTAAGCGAATTGATTGATGATGAAGATACAGACGAATCTACAACAACTGATCTTGTAGCAGGATCAATTGGCGAAGGTTTGGCTGTTAAGTTTATGGCTCATCGTAAAGTAGCGGCGAATATGCCTAATCCAACAGATATATTGTTAGGCAAAGTAAAAGAGATTAAACCAGTGGAAATCAGTGCAAAATATTCCTTAACTGTTTCTCTTTGCTATGAACTTAAAGAAGCAAGCGATGCAAACGATAAAAAGTTTGATGATAAAGTCAATAATTTCCTAAGGTTCGCAATGGATAATTTTGAGACTGAACTTGTTGTAATGGGCATAAAACTTGCTCTAACACAGTACAATCTTCCTATTGATCCTGATGCGGTTGCTTGTTTTGATGAGTTTCACGATCGTTACGGCAAATACATCAAGGCTGCCCAAAACGTATGATGAGTTATTGGTGGACAGTTAATAGCTGTCCACCTTTTTTTATGGTTGACAAAAATATTAAATATGTTATATTAGTTTTAGCACTGATAAAAAGAGGAATAAAATGCCATTAGACTTTAGCTACAATGTTGCAATGCGTATGTCTACAGAAAAGACTGCAAGCAAACTTAAAAACTGGCAACCTGATCCAGATATCACGCCAGAAGAATTAGAAAAAATGAAAGTGGAAGTACTCGACAGAATTATTACTGCTCGAGTTGGATTGCTTTTAAGGCATCCATTTTTTGGAAATATGGCAACTAGATTAAAAATTGTTGCCGCTGATGATATGATACCAACTGCGGCAGTAGATGGTAGAAATTTGTATTTTAATACACAATTTTTTAATGCAATGTCAAACAAAGAAATTGAATTTGTTATTGCACACGAAATATTACATATGGTATTTGACCATTTAACAAGAAGAGAAGATCGTAATCCTATGCTTTATAATATTGCTTGCGATTATATTGTAAACAATTTACTTATAAGAGATAGAATCGGTGAAAAGCCAAAACTAGTAGAATGTTACTATGATACAAAATACGAAGGTTGGACATCAGAAGAAGTATATGACGAACTTTTCGAAAATGCTGAAAAAATAGATATTGAACAACTAGGTGAAATGCTTGATGAGCATTTTGAATGGGGTGAAGGACCAGCAAGCAACGGTGAAGGCGAAGATGGTGGTAAAGGCAAAGGCAAAGGTCAAACTTTATCTGATTCTGAAAAACAAAAAATTAAAGATGAAATAAAAGAAGCAATGATGGCCGCTGCTCAAAGTGCTGGCGCAGGAAACGTACCTGGTGAAATCCAAAGGCTAATTAAAGATCTAACTGAGCCTAAAATGAACTGGAGACAATTGCTTAGACAACAAATTCAGTCTACTATTAAAAGTGATTACACATTTATGAGGCCAAATCGTAAAGGTTGGCACACAGGTGCAATTCTGCCTGGTATGAACTTTGAAGATACAGTTGATCTTTGCATTGGTATTGATATGAGCGGATCAATTGGAGACGACCAAGCATTAACTTTTCTAAGCGAAGTTAAAGGAATAATGGAAGAATACAAAGATTTCAATATCACTGTATGGTGTTTTGATACAAAAGTATACAACGAACAACATTTTAGTTCTGATAACGGAGATGATATAAGTGACTATAAAGTAATCGGTGGTGGTGGAACTGATTTTGTAGTAAATTGGAACTATATGAAAGACAATGGTATTGAACCTAAGAAGTTTATTATGTTTACTGACGGTTATCCTTGGGATAGTTGGGGAGATCCAAATTACTGTGAAACATTGTTTGTAATTCACAGCCATCACGATAAAAACTTAGAAGCACCTTTTGGAATGACTGCGCATTTTGAGGAGGCTGCGTGAAAGTAAAAACAAATCCGTTTGATATTTTAAATATAAGGAGGGTGAAATTTTGCCCTCCTAACTTTGATAAAGTTAATCTTCAAAAAACATATAATATAGAAGCAGTTCTATCCGAATGGATTGAAGATAACTTAACTGGTAGATATTTTTTAGGAGAAAATATAACTATTGGTAAAGATGATTCTATACAACCTGTTACAACTGTAGGGTTTGAATCTGAAAAAGAAATGAGTTTCTTTATGTTGGCTTGTCCACATTTGAAATACACTAGGTAGTCTAAGACATATATAATTATACAAGGAGTACATATATAATGACTGATGAAAAACAACCAGATCCTAACGAACTAAACATTCAAGATCTAGCACTTGCAAGAGCAGTAATAGAACTTGCAACTGAGCGCGGTACATTTAAGGCAAACGAATTAGCTAATGTAGGTGCTCTTTATAATAAACTTGATTCTTTCTTGAAACAAGTAGAAGAACAAGCTAAACAGGCAAAGGAAGCTAAAGAGCAAGCAGAAGCTGCTGCGGCGCCAGCTACACCTGAGCCAGAAACGGAGGAAGTAAATGGCTCTTAAACACGTTGGCAGAATGATTTCTAATAAAAGGAAAGTAATTGTTGCCTATAGAGTAATTCCTGGGGATCCAGAAAATTGTCTAGTCGTACAAACTGAAAACTTATCAGCAGATGAACACGATACATTAATTAAAGCAGTAGAATCTGCCTCTGGACAAGAAGCATATGAATTCGGTGAAGCAATGGCTAGAACATTTTTACCTGACGGTAGAAATATGTTAGCAGGTTTTCATACTACAGGAAAATTTAGAAAAGTCCTAACAACTGAAGTAGAAATGACACCTACTAATAGTGATAACATTGCTTTAAATGAATTGAACAAAATTATTGCAGAACAAAAAGGTGTAACTGTAAATGATTTAGCACTAAAAGGACCTGATGGCGAAACTGTAGCTGAAGATAATGAGAAAGCTGATCCAGTAGCTACATATTCCGAGACTACATCTACAGCAGGTGATGGTGTGCTTGATGATAATGCACTAGCGGCACAATATCGTTCGCAAGCTGATGCTTTATTTAAAGAAGCAAAAGCTCTTAGAGAACAGGCTGAAGAACTTGTTCCTACAAAAAGAAAAACAAAGAAAACAGAAAGTGCCTGACGCCAGCTGTGACTTAGATAAAGAATGGGAAGAAATATTAGATGGTCTTGATTATGATTTTCTTCCCATTGAGTACATTAACGTTATAATAGTCCGATTTAGAGACGGTAAAGTCTGGGAAGTAGACGTTAACAACAAGCAAAAACTTGAAGGCGAACCAAACGAAATTATTGCAAATTTCTTTGAAGAATACGAAGATACAATAGATACAGTTGACTTTCGTATAGACACCACAAAATTAAAAAAAGATGTAACTAAACGTACAAAACGGTTTTTAAAGCTCAACAAGTAAACATACTTTATATATGAAATGTGATAAATACTTTAAAGTAATACTGTAGGAGAAGTTTCATATGGCTTTGAGAATAAAAAGAGGCACCAACGCTGAAAGGTTGTCTTATACCCCGGAATTAGGCGAATTAATATATGTTACAGACTATTCAAGTGCTGCGGTTGCTCCAGTTTTTATAGGTGACGGATCTACTGTAGGAGGAAATGCTGTAGCCAGTACAGGAAGTGGCGGCGGCATAACCGATATAGTCAATGACACAACTCCACAATTAGGTGGCAACTTAGATTTAAATAGTTATGATATTACAGGTACAGGTGATGTTAACATCACAGGAAACATTGATGCAACCGGGAGCATTGATGTAAACTTAAATATCGATGCTGGCGGTTATGTAAATGCACAAACAATGGCTGCAAATTTATTTAATGGTAATTTAGATGGTGATTTAACAGGTAGTGTATTTGGTGATGATTCGGCATTATTAATAGATGGTAATAACAATAGAGTACTAGCATCAACTTGGGGCGCAGACAATACTGTTATGGTCAATACTACGGATAAATCATTTTCTGGTAGTAGCCTTACCGTTAGCAGTGATACTGCTAATATTTTCGTTGATTCAACTATTACATCTGGAAATGGTGTAGCATTAGAAGTAAGAGGACATAATGGTACTCTTGCAAATAAAACAATATTAACAGCAGGCGATACAGTATACAATATTCTTGGAAAAGGGTATGATGGAGATTCTTACGTAAACTCAGCTATAATTAAAATGGGTGCTGATAAGTATACCACTGCTATTGCAGATGGTATTGTACCAGGTAGAATTGTATTTTTAACATACAATGAATCAGGCGGTACAAGTACAGACAATGCAATGGTTTTTAACCGTTTTGGTAATTTAGGTATTAAAACTGATGCTCCAGCAAAAGCTCTAGATGTTAGAGGCGATGGTATATTTACAGGAAATGTACAAGCAGCTTCTATGACAGGTACATTTGTAGCTGACGATTCTACAATACTTGTAGATGGCGTAGCAGGAAAAGTTAATTTAGCACCTAACAATGTAGAAGATTTAGGCAATGTTACTATTGGTACTCCACAAGCAGGACAAGTTTTAAAATATAATGGTAGTGCGTGGGTAAATGACGTAGACGTTGCAGGATCAGGAGGTTCTGGCGGCATTGGCAACATAGGTGTTGGTGCAGATGATAGTGCTATTAGATTAATCAACAGCGGAGAAAGTTTCAAAATACTTGGTGGTACAAATGTTACAACTGCAAGTGATGCTGAAGGTAACATTACTGTTAATGCTAATATTGAACTT